AAAATTATGATCAGTAAAACTAATTGTATGCTCTATTGTAGAAATTCCTACTGGTTTAACATATAGTTTTCTATTTTGATATCCAGACCCAGAATCTAAGACTTTAATTGACTTTAAAGTCTTTTTACCGAGATAAGTTCTAAACTTATGGATTCCTGTATTTGACGCTGTTGTGAATCCAACTGTATTAATTCCAGTTATGTAATCATTAAAAGATGGATACAATCTAACAGTTTTATTATTTAAAACCCTTACAAAATAAGTTGCATTTTCCAGCAGGAATCTATTTTGATCAGCATTTGAACCAAGATATGTTCCGATACTAACTGGAGAATTTCCGTTAGATTTATATACTACAGCTTCACCATTTGAAAATTCGTGATTCGATAGAAATGTTATTGTTTCTGCAGTTTCGCCAACGCCACCAAAATTACTCAGAAGTCTCGCATCAAAATCAACTTCTCTAAAAGTTTTTTCTACAATAGGTTCTAATAAACATCCACTACCATTACCACCTTGAATACTTAATGAAATAACTTTTTCAAGTTCAATATTTTGCGGATCTACTAGTACTTCTTTAACAGAACCACTTATAACTGGTTGAACAAGTGAAGTTGTACCAGATCCAGTTGGTGGTCCAGATACAATTATTTGTGGTGGATTAACTACATCATAATCAATTCCAGAGTTTAAAATGCTTATAGATTTTAATGGTCCATAATAAATCTTATCTTGAGATTTATAATTTTTTATTTCGACACCATTGACCAACATTCCAATAAACTCTTTATCATTCTCTACTCCATCATTATCTTTGATGACTTCTCTAAGTGGAAATTTCCTTAATAATTTTTGTGGTTCAATATTTTTATTAAATTTAGATTCCACTACAAAACTATGCTTTCCACCAACTCCAGGAGAAAGAGGATTGAATGTAATATAATCATCTATTTGAATAAATGAATTTGATGCATATAATTTTATTTGTTTTGGATCAGTTAATACTTTTACAAAATATTTCCCTGTAGCAAGTCCAGATATTGGTGTTGTTTCTGGACTATAGATTACAGCATCTCCTGTCAAAAATGGTATAGAAGTTGGGAATGAAATAATAGAATAATCATCATCTGATAGTTCTTTTTGAATTGCACCGCTTTGAGTAGTTGCTGCGCCAATAAAAGTCGAAGCTGTACCAACTCTTATTGATGGTTTGGATGGTGTTGCATCAAGTCTGAAAGTGTATGATGGCAAAGAATTCGATGCCACATACATAAATTCATTTGCATCATCGGAATACACATTCTGAACATCTGCAAATAAAGTATCATTACCATACTTCAACGGTACTAATTCACTAGATGTTTTCTTAATGATTCTTCTTAATAGATGTGGTATCGAAGTCGAAGTGGTATATCCAACATAACTTAAGGTAACTTCTTTTGTTCCCCCATCAATACCTGTTACTTTTGCATTGGAAATTCTAACAGAACCAGTAACAGCATTAATAATATCAACTCTATCATTAACCTTTAAACTAGAAGAATCTATATCAGATTTTAAAGTAAAAACTTTAGATGATAGATTAAAAGAATCAACTTCAAAAGTACAGCTAGTATTATATACCCAAGAATTTGCAAAAATTTGCTTATAAGTTCTGTCGTTGGGGTTGCTTGGATTTTTTATTAAGTCACCTAGGTGTTTGATATAAATTTTTTCATTTTCAAGATTTAAAGCTTTATCTTCAATCATCTGTAAATTTGAAATTATGGAACATACTTTTAATTCTACTTTCTTATCTAAATTTCCATTTTCAAATCCAAAAATTGTCTGATTTGATCTTATCGAATCTTTGTTCGAAATATTTTCAGATATACCTGAACAATTTAAAAGTTGATTTACAGTTTTATCTGTATATACAATAGTATTATTTCCAGATATTGCTGTCCCAGATTTCTCAAATCCAATTGTCGAATCTACAGTAATAATTGAAGATCCTATTGAAACATCACCAATTACTTTAGTATTTGCTGTTACTGTAAGGTCACCTTCAATTAAGTCTTGATCGCTATACCCAATGAATAAACCTAGTTTATAATATACTTTATTTTTTCTGGTTAAAATTTCTACTTCAGATACAGCTGCACTTGTTTTAGTATCTAAAGAACTATAAATTGTTTGCCCAACTAAATTATTTGGATTTCCAGAAATTGCTTCGGTTAAAATAATAACTCTTCTAATGTACTCTGAATCAGATGGTTTAAAAAGAAATTGCTCTAGGTCAATTACTTTTGGAGTAACTCCATACAAAACTTTATAGAGGATTTTAAAAGATTCTTCAGTACCTTTTGACTGATAGAATGATCTTGCTTCTTTTAGAAAATTGCCAACATTTAAATCGGAAACAAAATCAACATTTTCCAAACCTGGAGCAATAGAATATTTGATTTTATTATAAAATTCTTTTAAAAATAGAGAGCTTAGATTTTGTACAGAAGAATATTGCGTATGTGAAGATGCGGTTGTTTCTGAAAAAACTAATTCTTCTGGATTATTTGAATCTCTATAACTAGTAATTCCACTAAATCCTCTAACACATCCAGTGAAAGAGTTTGTTGTAATTCCAGTATATGTAATAATTTCATCATCAATCTTTAGCAAACCATAATATTGGGGAAATCCCTTTGTACTCAAAACATTGATTGTTGAGCTAGTAGAGGTGATTGAAGAAGTTATTGAAGTGAATCCAACAATAACTTCTGGAGTTAAGTTGTCAAGATTAATGTAAGAATTAAAATTCTCAGAAATATCCGATGGACCACTTGGATATTCTTGAGAAATATAATATTGTTTTAAAAATTCAGATGCCTTTGGGCTTTCATCTAATATGAATGCAGGTAACTGATTTTCAATAATTTGATATGCCTTTACCTTTGATTCGATACCAGTTTGAATCATATTATCCTCTCTTTAGCTCTCCGTTTGAATAACTTGAAGTTACTTTAAATCCTACTCCTGAAATCTTCTCACCAGAAGAAATAGTATCCTTTACCATATTTATGGTGCTCTTTGAAACATCAAAATCCAAATACAAATCTTTTAATCCAATAACATCATTCGATTCTGGATATGCTTGAATCTCAATAATATTGTTTTCTAGTTCAGTTTCTGTAATAACTGTAGTTGAAAGCATTATTTCTCCAGTAACATAATCAACAGTTCCAGCAGATTTAATAATTACTCTATTTGTATTATTTTCTTTGATTTGCTTTACGATTGATAAAATTCCAGTCTTCTTATCTGCATTTGGAACATCTGTTAAATAAACTGTTTCCAATTCTCCAGAAATTTTAAATCCAGTGGATTTAATATTAAATCCAGCAGAATCCACATGGAAAGCATTTCCAAAGCAAAGTTCATATTGAGCAGATTGATTAACTAATGCTTTTAAATTCCTTCTAATTCTTACTCGGGTAATATTTGAAGTAATTGATCTATCTACATTATCAATTACATTCAAAATTTTACTATACTTAAATCTACCACCAAACTTATTAACCTCAACAGAATTAGAATAAGATTGTAGTGAATTGGTAATATTAGTTTTTAAATCATTGACATTATTAACTTGTGAAGAATTATAATAGACATATGAATCAATCTCAACATAAAGAACCTTCAGATCTATAATTTTTTGATTGATACCTGTCAGTGAATAATTTTTTAATCGACTTAAAATAAAATCTTTATCGAAGTCAGATATAAAATCTCCATTTTTTGGTTTAATACTTATCTGAACTGTTCCAAATTGAGGTGGATTTAATTCTTCACCCCCAACAACAGATACTGATTCTGTATTTGGATAGATTGATTGAATAATCGCTTCATAATCTCTAGCTGTTACTGCCCTATATTGTGCTGAGTACAATCTTGGTGCAAAATATTTAATTGATTCTACTGGTTCAATGCTTGTTCCATTAGAAGACTTATTAACTGTAGTTAAGGTTGTAGAAGATACCGTTGCAGATCCTCCTAGAGAATCAACAAATGTACC